ACGCTACTCACCTGAGCATGTGTGACAAAACTGCGAACCCATTGGTATAGGGTCTAAAATACCCCACTTTACTGACGGTCGTGTGGCTAAAGGGCAGTCCGAGTGGTAGGCGTAACCTACTGACAATCTAATGTTACCTTTCCTCTGAGCCCAAGTCGATCAGCACTTATCTACAGGATTCCAGGTGTAGAGCCTATTGCAAATGTAGATATTTATCTTAACGGGGTCCTGTATTGGTTAACTTCGACACTGTGAATCGACCGCAATCGAAGAGGTAACAACAATCTAACGGAGTAGCACACCTGAGTGTTCAGTTGGGGTCAATTAGCCTCAACGCTCCGACAATCTAATGGGGGGGTAGTAGTAAACGCCATATGTACATTAAGCAGGACGTTTCTATCATGGCACTGCAAAATCTACTACTCCCCGACAATCTATGTATAATGCTGGTATATAATTGGATTAGGCATTATACAGGGAAGTAGTAAAGTGTTTACCGTGGTTACCTAACTAGGATAAATGTAAGGCGGTACTAGGAACTTTACTACTTCCCGACAATCTAAGGGAAGTAACATAGCGTAGTGCTTCAGTTGGGAAGTTTGCCCCAACGCTTCCCGAAAATATAGGAGACATGTATGCCAAAGAAGAAGAAAGAAGTATCAATACAAACAAACGACCAGAACTTTGGCGGTACCTTTAATGCTCACAAGCACTGGAAGAAACTTAGAGATAAGCACAGAAAACATGAGAAGCTTGGTTTAGGTGGACCAAGCAAGCCAGAAATATACTCACCTCATGATGCTGGAAAGGGTGATGCCTCTCGTAACAGAGATGTGCCTGATGAGATATATGATTTGAACTGGAACCTAGCCTTTGGTAAGATAACTAAGGAAGAGCATACTAAAAGAACTAAAAAGTTCTGGGAGCAGTATAATAATGATGTGGGATGAACTTACAGATGAGGGTAGATCAGAGCGTCGTAATGCACAGATATTATATGAGCAGGAGATGCTTGAGTACGGAAAGAATAAGTATTGGAACGAGTACAATAGAGCACCGGATGAGGGGATACCTGAACAAGAGTTATTAGACTCTTCTATTAAAGAACTTCGTGATACTTATCAAGAGTGGATCGATAAAACCTGCGAGTCTTCTAGAACTCCACGCTGGTTGTATCCCCTGTTAGAACTTGGTGCACAAAAGATAGCCGATATAACTATACGCTCTGTCATACGGACATGGTTTTCTAGTAGTTATTGGGGGTATAATTGGACTAGTGATAAGGTTATACCACCCTTAGCCCAGAGTATAGCTACTCAGATAGCACAGGATGCTTGTGATATCATAGCATTTCAGAGAGCTAAAGAAAACAATAGAGACGATTGGTTTAAACAGTCTAAGTTTATTAAGAACTGGACTACGAAGCGTTGCAAAGCCTTTGCTAAGAAAATGAATAAGAATGTAAAGCTACCTGTTAAACATAAGCATGATTTTGGTCATCACATGTTACGGATTGCCGCTGCTTCGAACATTATAATGCTAACAAAGCATAAGATAAAGAGAGGTAAGACTCATCGCAGCTACCTTAGCGTAGAGTTTCATCCTGATGTACTAAAAGAATTACACAATAGGCACCAGTTTCTTCAGGCTTCTACCTTAGTATACAGACCTATGATATGTAAGCCTGAAGACCACACTATAAAACACTCAGGTGGGTATCTTCATACCAATTTAAGGAAGCCTGTTGTACAAAAATATAAATCAAATTTCTTCGGGGATTATGCTAAGATACAGAAGTATTCTAAGCCTTCTCAGAAGGTACTAGACGGACTCAACCTCATGATGAATACTGAGTGGTCTGTGAATGAGAAGGTCTTAGATGTAATGGAAACCCTGTTTACAAACAACACAGGGCTAGCCAACCTACCCTATTATTCCTTCGAAGAATTCATGTATAATGAGGAGTACCCTAAAGGTGGGTCTAAAGAACAACAAGCTATTTGGTGTCAAATTAGAGAAGAAAAATGGGGTAATTGGTACAAGCAAGAACAGAGTAGGGGTCGCATGCTTATACGACTTAACCTAGCCAAAGAACTATTACCTTGGGATTATTTTTACCACGGGTATACTCTAGATTTCAGGGGCAGGGCATACTCTATATGTGAACTGCTTAGTCCCCAGTCCTCTGACTTTGATCGTGGACTTATTATGTTTGCTAATGGTGTAGAGCTTACGCCAAGAGGCAGATGGTGGCAGAAGGTACACCTTGCTAACCTATTTGATCAAGACAAACTACCCTTTGAAGATAGAGTGAAGTGGGTTGATGATAACTGGAAGATGATAGAAGATATTGCAGAGGATCCTTATGAACATAGGGAATGGATTGATGATTCTGTTAAAAAGAATAAGTCTTTCCAAAGACTAGCTTCTATCTTTGATATTACTAGAGATGATAACCTTACATTCATTCCAGTACAGATAGATGGCAAGTGTAATGGTAATCAACACTGGTCTGCCATAGTAGGAGACACAGAGATTGCTGAACTGACAGGCATTATTCCATCCAAGGAACCACACGACTTATATCAGTATGTGGCTGATAAGACAACAGAGTATTGTACAAAGACTAAAGATTCTAGTGGGTGGTTTAAAGAGTTCTTAAAACATTGGGATAATATTATTGATCGCAAAGTTACTAAGAGACCTACTATGTGTGAACCCTATGGAATTACTTTCTATGGCATACAAAGATATCTTAAAGAAGAAGGGCATCTTGACTGGGTGTCTAAAGAAAAACTTGGTGGAGCTATTGTTGAATTAGCTAGAGCTATTAAAGCTAGCTTAGATAATTCTCTAAGTGGACCCAACATGGGTAAGCAATATCTTAAAGATGTAATAGAGATAGCCAATGATTTAAATAAGCACGTAGAGTGGACTACACCTAGCGGTTTTAAGGTAGTTCATTATTATAACAAACAACAAAAACGTAGGTCCCTCGCATCTTTGTTTAACCGCAAGGAACTTACTTTTTATGTAAAGACTAATGATGTTAATCCTAGAGAAGCTATGCAAGCTATTAGCCCAAACTTTATACACAGTATAGATGCGGCTCATATGTTTTTAACACTTGCTCGTATAACTTTCTATGGTATTACATCTGTTAGTATGATACACGATTCATATGGATGTCATGCTAACTTTGTAGATCTCATGCGCAATTGTTTGAGAGAAGAATTTTTAGAGATACATTCTGAAAATTTATTAGAAAAATTTAAGAAGGAAGTAGAGAATCAGTTAGGAGTTATTCTACCTGATCCTCCTGAACGAGGAAAATTAGAACTTGAAAGGGTTCTAGAATCAGATTATTTTTTTGCATAGGAGTTTACATGTGACTCACTTAATAGTAACCAATGAAGGAGATATGGAATATAGTTTAGCATATACATTTAGGCTTGCAGATACAAAAAGTAGCTGTAAGAAACTAGAGATTACATTTTCAACCGAGGGTTTAATGACTATCTTTCTCAGAAATCTTTTCGAAGATTTTATAGAGAACGGTATACCAAGCGACAATGGTTTAGATTTATGTATGTATGTACCCAAAGAAAAGGATAAGTAATGACAAAAGTATTAGTGATAGGAGACTTACACCTACCTGCAGAACGAGAGGATTATCTTAATTTCTGTAGAGGTTTAAGGAAAAAATATAAAACAACTGAGACTGTATTTATCGGCGATGTTTTAGATCACCATGCTATATCTTTCCACCAGAAACATCCTGATGCTGACTCAGCAGTAGCTGAGTATCACAGGTCGATGGAAAAGATGAAGGCATGGAAGAAAGCATTCCCCAAAGCTAGGGTTTGCATAGGAAATCATGATGAACGTATTCATAGACTTAGTTCAAGTGCAGGTATTCCTGCCATGTATCTAAAGGAATATAAAGATATCTTTAATACTCCTGGATGGGAGTGGGCTTATGAGTGGGTGATTGATGAGGTGGCTTACATACACGGAACTGGTGCCTCATCTGGCTTAGTTCCCTCGTTTAATGCAGCCAAGATTAGAGTACAGAGTACTGTATCTGGTCATGTTCATTCAGCTGCTAGTATTTGCTGGATGGTAGGTCCTAATAAAGATAAAATATTTGGATTTAATGTACCATGTGGGGTTGACAAAGACCACACTTTGATGTATTATGGTAAGAACTTTCTTAAGAAGCCAGTCAACGGGGCTGGTGTTATAATAAATGGACATCCGTATATGGAGATAATGTGATGCCAGAAACAGAAGATAGAGTATGGGTTCCTCTTGATGAACTCGAAAAATATTTGCAAGGCATTTCTACTACCCTGATGGGTATCATAGGTAATGTTGATGCAACAATAGAGAAAATGAAAGAATCAGTTGAAGAACAAAAAGGAGAAACTAATGATGACAACTAAAATTCCAGCATTTACTACAGAAACAATGGACGTTGTATGGTCACACCTACACGCACCCGATGATAAGTTTGGTGCCGACTCGTCCAACCACAATATCACAATCCTTGTTGATGCACAGCTTCAGAAGAAGCTTGACAAGCTAGTTAAAGAAAGCGGTGCAACAAAGATTAATGGTATGAGAGAAAATGATGAAGGTCAAACTTTACTTAAAGTGAAGTCAAAGACATTCGTTAAGAAAAATGTAACTGCATTTCCTTGTAGAGATGCCAGTGCAAACCAAACAAGCATTACTCCCTATGGTGGAGACAAAGTTCGTTTGCGTATTGCACCTGCTCTTCTTACTCGTGACAATTCTATGAGTTTATATCTTAATGGTTGTCAGATTATTGAGAAGAATGATAATGCTAGCGATAACACTGGTGGATTCGAAGCTACAGATGGCTTTGTTGATACCACGCCTGTTATGGCAGAAAGTACAGATGACGATCTTCCTATCTGATGCCAGAGTGGAAGTTTCCGATTAGTCCAATAGCAGCGAGTAGACCCCGTATTTCTAAACACGGGGCTTACTTCGCTGGACCCTATAAGCAATTTAGAAAAGATATGATTGAGTTGGTTGAGGAAATCTTGGGAGAATGGGAACCTCTTGAGGGACCTCTTAAGGTAGACTTAGAACTATATGTTACTCAACCTAAGAAAACTAAACTATCTGCACCTAAGGCTGACATTGATAATTATCTTAAATCTATTTTTGATTGTATGAATAAAAGATTGTGGGTTGATGACACACAAATCATAGAAACTTATGCCGTCAAACAATGGACTAAGAAAGGTGAGGATGGTTACTTTATAATAGGGGTTGATAAACTTTAAGGGGGAATACTAAAATGAAAAAGTTACTAGAAAAATTTTTAGGGGTTTTTACGATCCTAATAATAGGAGGATGTAGTGGAATACAGAAAATGTTTAGCCCACCAACTGGCACAATGGACAAGGCGATTCAAATTATTGATACGCCAGTTAATAGTTGTAGCCCTATGCTTGGCTGGCTTGGCGGTATTTGTACCCTTAGTGGCATGGCTCTGCTTGTGCTTACTGGTGGACGAATGGGATGGAGACCGCTAATTGGGGGAGTTTTATTCGTGGTTTTGAATTATGCGCTAGCAATGTATGCTAGCTGGTTCTTCCTACCCGTGGTGATTGCAACAGGTGCGATCTCATTGGCATGGGCAGGTAAAATAGTTATGGGAATTTATAAGGAGAAAAGTAATGGTAGAAATATTTGATTCAGTAGTTGGAACAGTATGCTATACAGCAGTAGTGTTTATAGCAGGTGCTCTTATTGGTGCCCCAATGTGGAGTTGGATGAAAACTAAGATGCCTTGGAGTAAATAATGGCTCAAGTATCAGAACGAATGCGATGTCCCGCCTGTGCTAACAACGGGCGGGACACCTCGCAAGACAATTTATGTGTATATGAAGATGGTGGCAAGCACTGCTTTGCTTGTGGCTATCATGAAGGTAAAGGTTTTAAAGGAGAAACTATGGAAATAACCAGAGTTCCTAACAAGAAAGCAGGTCTAAAGTTTGTAACCGGAGAACTGTTGCCTCTTAATGATCGTAAGATTACTGAGAAGACAACTAGATTCTACGGTTACCAATCACTCATGAAAAATGGTGATCGTGTTGACATTGCTCCCTTCTATAAAGATGGGAAGATGGTAGCACAGAAACTTAGAGGACCTAACAAAGCTTTCCAATGGAGAGGTGAGGCTGATAAGATATCCCTATGGGGTCAACAGCTATGGAAGAGTGTTAAAGGTAAGCGTTTAGTTATTACTGAAGGCGAGATAGACTGTATGTCTGTAGCCCAGCTATTAGAATGCAAGTGGGCTGTAGTTAGTCTACCCTCTGGAGCAGCCGGAGCAGTTAGAGCAATCAAGGATAATCTTGAGTTTGTCTGTAGCTATGATGAGGTTGTTCTTATGTTTGATATGGATGAGGCAGGTCGTGATGCATCTAAAGCTGTAGCCGAACTGTTACCACCTGGAAAATGTAAGGTAGCTATACTACCCTTCAAAGATCCTAACGAATGCTTACTTAAGAATCAAGGAAGAGCAATCATTCAGGCTATGTGGGAAGCACAACACTACTCACCTGATGAGATTGTACATATATCTCAGATAGCTGACTGTACTTCCTTAGAAGATACTAGAGTATATCCCTTCCCGTTCGATAGTTTGTCTGAGTTCTTACTCGGTCAACGAAGCGGAGAGATTACTCTGTGGGCTAGTGGAACAGGCTCAGGTAAGTCTACAATTCTGAGAGAGATTATACATAATCATCTATTAGAAGGACGAAGTGTTGGTGCCATCATGCTTGAGGAATCTCCTCAAGAAACTCTTGATGATATGGTATCATTGATTATTAATAAGCCCGTCAAAGCAATCAGAGCTAAGCGTATCATGAACAAGCTTCGTGATAAGCTAGGTAAAGATCCTATTGCTATTGATATTATTGATGATTATACCGATGAAGAATACGCTGATGCTCGAAAGAGTCTCGAAGGTTCTTCTCTCTATATCTATGACCATCTTGGTAACAGTGGACTACAGAATCTATGTGCTAGGATTGAGTTCATGGCTGTATCTCTTGGTGTAGATGTAATTGTATTAGATCACATTACTGCTGCAGCCGCTGGGCTACTCAGCACTATGAGTGATTATGATGGTGGTAGCTCCGAACGATTGCTTATTGATAACATCATGAAAGAACTAAGAGCATTGGTCTCACGTACAGGTGTTCGTATTGATGTGGTATCACAACTAAAGAAAACCAACAAGGCTTATGAGGAAGGCGAACGCATTACCTTACAAGACTTAAGGGGTTCTGGTTCTCTAAGTAGTGTACCTAACACAGTTGTTGCTTTGGAAAGGGACAGACAAAACCCCGATCCAAACATAGCTAATACTACTACTGTCAGAGTATTAAAGAATAGGCTAACTGGTAAGTCCGGTGTTGCTGCCTGTCTTTACTATGACCACGGTACTGGTAGAATGAGAGAATTAAGCTTTGCTTTTGATGCTGATGGTGAACTAGTGTACGATTGGGATAATAATTGATACTGGTTACTGGAGCAGGTCGTTGTGGTAGTAGCTTAATGATGCAAACCCTGCACCTTCTGGGTGTTCCCTTAATAGGGGAGCCCCAGTATAAGGTGCATGAACATTGTTTGTGGGGTGGCTATCATAAAGATAAAGCTGATGATATTAAGATAACAAAAGAACAAGACAGAAGAGCTAAAGACTTTAATCCTAAAGGTTATTGGGAACTAGATATGTATACTTTATTTGATATATGTCATGGAGAATATAAAGGTACAACTAAGGGTCATGTGGTCAAATTAATGGGTGAGTTTATGTTAAAAGTAAATTCACAAGAGGTCGAGAAAGTAATCATATGTAAACGGTATGATACTGTAAGACAAGCGGAAAGCATGTATGATTTATCTCGTCTAGATATAGAGATTGCTGATGAAAACAAATTAGATTGTCCCTTCACAGATGTATACAGAGGCATGAACATGTATGATATGCAGAATAAACTAGGGCTACATGATTTTGTTATTGATAAATGGGCAGTAGATAATGAGGTACCTTATATAGTTATCTACTTTGAAGATATACTAGATGATCCTAAAGAAACGATTGAAAATTTAGTTCACTTCCTCGACATAGATGGAGTGGATATTAATAAAGCTATAGATAATGTAGATGAAAGATGATAAAGAATGAAATTAGTATTTGATATTGAAGGAAATGGTTTGGCTGAGCTAACTATTGAAAAGGAAGTACCTATCATAGAAGCTACTAGGGTGTGGTGCATGTGTGCTATGGATGTAGATACAGGGAAGATGTATACGTTCTTAGAACACGAGATGGAAGAAGGTATTGAGCTGTTAAGATCGGCTAGTGTTTTAATAGGACACAATATTATTCAATACGATATACCTTTGCTAGAAAGATTGTACGGGGAGATAGATACAAAACTATATGATACTCTTATAGTATCTAGACTAATGTATCCCGACAGGAGAGATCACCCCTTTGGTGGCAACTCTCTTAGGGCTTGGGGTGAATACTTAAAGTGTCAGAAGATACAATATGATTTAGGTTTTAATGAATACCACCCCGACATGGTTAAGTATTGTAGACAAGACACAGTTGTCACAAAGAAAATATTTGAGTACCAAATTAAATCAGGTTTCTTAGTAGACTACCCCAAATCTATTAAACTTGAGCATGATGTAGCTAAGATTATATCTGATCAAATGTCTAATGGTATTGGTTTTAATCTAGAAGCTGCTAATATGCTTGAGTATAATTTATTAATGGAGAAAGTTCTTATTGAAGATCAGATGTCTGAGACTTTTCCACCTATAGTAAAAGAAAGATGGTCTGAAAAAACAGGTAAGCGTCTTAAGGATAGAACTACTTTCTTTAATCCTGCCTCTCGTAAACAGATCGCTGATAGATTATATAATAAGTATGGGTGGATAGGACCTGAGACAGATAAAGGTAATCCTAAAGTAGATTCTAAAGTACTAAAGGAACTTAAGTATCCTGAAGCTAAGACTCTAGTAAGATATTTTGATACAATAAAGATGCTTAGTCAGTTGTCTGATTGGATTCTTAGGGCTGTTAGCTCTAGAGACGGTCGCATACATGGCTATATTAATACACAAGGTACTGTTACTGGACGCATGACTGCTAGCCAACCCAACCTACAACAGGTATCAGGAGATTCTAGAACTCGTGCACTGTTTGTTCCTAGAGAAGGGTGGGTTCAGATAGGTATTGATGCTTCGGGACTAGAGGCAAGGTTACTAGCTAATCGTATGGCTAGGTGGGATGATGGAAACTATGGTGAAACTGTGTTGAATGGAGACATACATACAGTTAATCAGAAGGCTGCTGGATTACAAACCAGAGCCGATGCTAAAACATTCTTCTATGCTTTGATTTATGGGGCTGGTGATGGAAAGATTGGTAAGATTGTAGGTAAGAGAGCTAAAGAAGGTAAGGTAATAAAGAATAAATTCTTTGATAACATGCCAGCTCTTAAGAATCTTATTGATAACTGTCAGTTTCAAGTAGCTAAGAAGAATACTATAACTTTACTTGATGGTAGAGAAGTTCCTTGTCGAGCTAAACATAAGGCACTAAACGTACAGATTCAGGGTGATGGTGCCATACTTATGAAGCTAGCACAGACTAAGTTCTCTAAATCCCTAGAGAAATATAAAGATCGTGTAGCTTTTATGGCTACTATTCATGATGAATGGCAACTAGAATGTGAACCAGAGATAGCTGATGATGTGGGTAGGCTTGGTACTGATGCTATAATTGATGCTGGGTATGAACTTGATTGCCATGTTCAAATGGCAGGTGAGTACCACATTGGAAACAACTGGTCGGAGTGCCATTGATGTATGTATTATTACCAACTAAAGTTTCTGTTGTATTTTATGATAGGTCAGTAGACAGAAGGACTAAACTTATTTCATTATTAACCCAGACAAAAATACATCATTGTAGCATAATATTAGAAAGAGACGGGGAGATAATTGAATTAGCTTCTGATAAAAGACATAGAGCTAAGTTTGTAGATCGTGCTGTTATAGAAAGGTTATACCCTAAAACTATTGCTACTATAGATATGGGTGAAGCAAGTGTATCTATAAAACAACTAACAGATTTTCTAAAGAATCCTTACATCGGTGATGCTAGGAGTTTATTATTCTGGTATTTTATTGGAAGGTATTTATTTCCAAGGTTATTACCTCCATCGTGTGCTTTAATAACCTGTTATTTATTAAGATTATGTGGTTTCAAAGTAAAGAATCACATAGAACCAAAGACACTATACAAGGAGTTAAAGCAATGCAATTAATACTAATTGCTGGACAAGCTGGGGTAGGTAAGACTACTCTCGCAAACATAATTGCCAGAAAAGCATTTGAATTAGGTTTAATTCCTAAGCTATTATCTTTTGCTAGCCCTCTTAAGGAGATAGCACAAGATAGGGGGTATGGTAAGAAAGAGAATCCAGAAAAATATAGAAGGTTTTGTCAGCGAATAGGTGCTGGTAAAAGAAGACAAGACCCAGACCATTGGGTAAACCTTTTCGAAGAAGAGATGCTCAGCATTAGAAA